GTGCTAGTCTTGGGTATGTCAATCAAGAACGGTAAGAACGGTCTACCAATCGGCAAAGGTCTTTATTGGAAACGAAACAAGATTTACGCTGCCGTGTACGTGAATGGAAACAAGCTCGTATTTTGTACCGGCACGGACAATGTAAAGGATGCGGTAAAGTTCACAGACGAAAAGAAAGCGGATCTTCAACGGAACGTCGCAGCGGTTGCCACTCGTGGAATCCGCATACAGGAACTTTTCGACGATTACATTCTGACCAAAAAGCGGAAAGAGGAAGCGGCTGGCGAGTACATGGCTGACAAGCACGGCAAACCTTCATACAAATCTCAGAGCATGATTAATCTGCATCTGGTGCCGGTCTTTGCCGAACTCAAGCCGGAAAAACTCACCACAAATTTGTTGCTCAAGTATCGAGACGACCGAATGACGGCGGGCGCTAGTGTGGTGACGATCAACAATGAGCTTGGATGTTTGCGGGCGGTTCTGAGACATGGAACCGAAACAACACCCAAGAAAGTAAACCCGCTGACAATTCCATCTTTCAAAGGTGTAATCGACAAGAAAGCGGAGAAGCAAAGAGCACGCACGGGACTAATCACACCGACACAATATGAGAGTGTCATGGATGTAGCGCCCGATTTCATGAAGCCCATATTTGCGACCGTGTACGAAACCGGCATTCGCTCGAAAGAATTAAAATTCATCCGTCCTGAACAAGTGAACTTCACACAGCACCAGATAGAACTTCGGGCGGGTGAGACGAAAAACGGTCGTCCTCGAATCACGGCGCTAACTGATAATCTCGAATCAATCCTGAAAGCGTGGAAACTCAAAACAGAAAGCGAGTATCCTAACGCTCAATGGTTCTTCCATCACAAAGGCAAGCGGTTTACCAAATGGCAGCATCAATGGGACCGCACGTTAAAGCTGGCCGGTCTGAGAGTAAAGCAAGAAGACGGAACTTGGAAAAATCTCGTAATGTTCCATGACACCCGCAGAACTGCAATCACTCGCATGGATGCAGCCGGAATACCGCAAGCTGACCGGATGAAAAACTCGGGGCATACACATGAGCCGATGGACGCTCGATACAACCAAAACGAGCAACGGGCAAAGGAACGGGTTAGAAAGAGTATGAACGATTTCAACGCTGGCAAGACACCCAAGACGGCGCTATCCGTTCCGGTCGCTCCTGTGGTCGCTAATGAGGTTGTAGCGGGTAATGGTTGGGTTGCAGAGCTAAAGGAACTGAAGAGCTTGATGGACGATGGAATTTTAACCGCTGAAGAATTCGCAAGCGAGAAGGCTAGAGTGATGGCAGCGAGATAAGCACGACAAGCCGCCTAACAGGGCCTAGGACGAATTGAAAAGGACCGCTTGAGGGTTTGCCCTTAGCGGTCTTTTTGTTTGGTGGGTGAGCTTTGTTAGGAAGTAGGGCGGGTGATGGCGGCTTGTAATTCTTCTTTGTTCATCTATATTGAATCTCCCACGCAGCCGCCCAAATGTCAACGTAGCCGGTGTTTCCAGTAGCCGGTTAAACTGAACCCGTCCAACCGTCCTATAAAAATAAAGTTGGTCTTACTCTTGACTTTTGCCTACATGGGTTGATATCAAATCACAAAAAGGCGCTCTATCAATCTTCACTCTAAGCCATTGATTCTATTCGTTCAAATGGGATAGGGCAAAGTCAAGAGTAAGACCAACTTTATTTTGCATGTCGTCAAGACCCTATAAACATTGATCGGAATTCACTATTGATTTTTCTTCTTGCAGGGCAATCAATCAATACCCCATGATTGAACAAGTAGCCGGTGTAGTCAGTGACCGGAAAGGGGCATTAAACAACATGGACGCAGACGAATTCATACCAAAGCAGATTGATGTAGGGTTAGATTATCACGTTACGTCGGACGGTGTTTACTACGATCATCCGAAACTAGGCTTACAGCGGTTGTGCTCTCCGGTCAAGATCCTTTATCAGACCAAAGACGAACACGGGCGCAACTATGGCAAGCTGATTGCATTTCTCACGCCACAAGGGGAAGTCAAAGAGCATTACTTCCGCACGGCTGATATTCCTTCGGTCAAAAAAAAGCTGATTGATGAGGGTCTAACAGTCGAGTCTTTTGGTAGCACCACGCTGAATGGTTTTCTGAACGCCCTGCACTCTCCACATTGGCGGCTGACATCCACATCAACCGGGTGGCTAAACAAGAATACTAATTTTGTGTTGCCGGGTTATTCCTTCGGTCCTGACAATGCCTTGTTTACCGGAGAGAAACAGTATAACGATTTCAAACAATCCGGCACGCTTGAACAGTGGAGGTATAACGTCGCTCGTCTCGCTCGTGGTAACTCTCGCTTGCTGTTCTCAATGTCCATAGGTTTCTCCGCTCCATTGCTGCGCCCGCTGAGTATCGAGGGTGGCGGGTTCCATCTTGAAGGGGAATCCGGCAAGGGCAAGACGACGGCGGCTAGGATGTGTGCGAGTATCTACGGACACCCGAAACATTACATGCTCTCGTGGAAAGACACCGCTAACGCAATGGAGCAAAAAGCAGCCGCCCATAACGATTGTTGTCTGATACCGGATGAGCTTGGTTTAGCCGATCCAAAGACGCTTGGGCCTACTCTCTATACTCTCGCAAACGGAAAAGGTAAAGCACGCTACAACCAAAAACTAACACCAGAGTGGCATTGTCCATTCTTGAGCACGGGCGAAGTGGGCATCGAACTAATGGACAAAGAGCCGCAGCTAGGGCAGTACGTGCGGTTCTTGACGGTCGCAGCGGTAACCGGAGATATGGGACTATTCGACGATATTCATTCTTTCAAAACTCCGAAACTTTTTGCAGACACTATCAATGATAACTGTGCGAAATTTCACGGTACCGCCATTTTAGAATTCGTTAAGCAATTCATCGAAGGTCGTAAAAACGCAGAGAAAGGGGCGGCTCAGATTATCAGCGAATTTCAAAAGCGTGTTGTCTCAGGATCTACCAACACGTTGCACGGAAGAGCCGCTTCACGTTTCGGTAGTGTCGCAGCCGGTGGGGAACTCGCTACACGCATGGGCATTACGGGATGGAAAGAAGGCGAAGCTTTTGAAGCGTGCGTTACTTGCTTTGAATCGTGGAAAGAGTATTCAAAGACTTTTGATCCTGAGACGAAACACATTATCAGGGTCAAAGACTGGCTTGTCAATTACGAGACACAGTTTTACGATATGAGAAAGTCAACCGTCAAGCGATTAGGGCACGCCGATAACTATGAGCCTGAATTAAACGCTATCGGATACCGCAAGGACAACCGCTTCTTGATCGTTCGCAGTGTGTTTGTGAATGACATTTGCAACGGAGTAAATTATCGAATAGTGGCGGAATCTCTCAAGAAGTTCGGATACTTGGATTATCAAGAAGGTCGTCTTGAGAAAATGGAAAGAACACCTGATTTCATCGAGGGTGGTAAAGAGAAAAGTTCTACTTGGTTCTTTGTTGTGTCTGACAAGATACTTGATTACTGAGTAGGAGTGGATACCGGCTACACCGGCTACAAAAAGAAATGAGGACAATATGAAAACATCAGAACAAATCAAATCTCGCAAGCGTGCCAAACGTCAAAAGCTCGCAGCGCAGAAGCCGAAAGAGTCAACCGATTACAAGATAAAAGAACGGTCACACGAAGCGCCCGTTCCAGCTACATTCAATTATTCAAAGGGAAAGAGAATCCTAGAAAAGTTTTAGATTCCCAGGTACTTTCGCAAATCGTCAATCCTCAGAAAAACCCGTGAGCATGGCCCGTATGAGAACATCACACGTCGGTAGCCCTTGAGCTTTCCGTCTACCTGATCCTTTGAAAGTTTTGAATACGAAATTCCCAAGTGACGAGCGACCACGAGCATAGTGTACATCGGCTCACCATCGACTTGTACCGCTTGCGTGATTGGCGGTAATGTTGGTTTCGGTCGCATCTGTTCTTTGAGCGTTTCGAGTTCGGCTCTCAATACTTTCTCGATTTCTGTTTCTGTGGTTGGGGCGGTTGCTGTTTGTGTTGCGGTGTTCATTTTGCTCTTCTTTGTTATTTTATGTTCTGTTTCTTGAGCCATTCTTTCGACTACACATTGTCGGCAAATGCACAATTCAGAAACCCGGTCGCCGAAGCCTTGTTGTTGTGAATCGGCGGCGAAGGTGTGATGCTCGGAAAGGATCTGTTTTGCGCCACTCATGTATATCTCGATTGTATGTATGAAGTGGGAAACGGCAAGCTACCAGGGCGGGTTAGGATCGGCTGCATTTGATATTGGTAGGGTGGAAACTTCGTTTCTTTCCAAGAGCCGAACATCCACTTCAAGACACCCGATTCCATATTGTCGGTATCTCGCTGCAAAGTCGTCTTTACTCATTCCGGTCTCTGTGTGTAATTGATCGTAAAGGGCCTTTAGCCGGTCACCAAGCGATTGTTGGATAGGTTCCGGTAGAACACGGGCGGCTAGAGGATTGATCTGTGTTGTAGGGCAGCTAGTGGCTTTACAAACGTACCAATACGACAAGAAGACTTTACCGGGTTTTGGTGTCCATCCGGGTTTATGTTCCATCTTGTCGGTTAGCTGCCCACACTTGTTACATTGAATCCCGACATCAACACGAACGCCTGATGATTTCATCTTCTAGTCAAATCATCTAATTGGCGTTCTATCGCTTCGAGACGTTCTTCAAGTGAAGGCTGTTCAAGACTACCACGTGATAGAAAATCTTTCATGGGTTGATGTTCTCGAAATTCACGCTGACTAGAGGAACGTCGAACCGGTTTTTTAATTTCGGTGGTGATGAGGGTAATGAGTTCCGTTAGCTTTCTGTCCGTCTCATGGACTTGCTTTTGTATTTCCAAGACCTTGTTGTCAGTCTCATGGAGTTGCTGTTGCATTTCTAAAAGCAACGGATCGTGTTTGATTGGTTTTGATTTTGCTGTTGCCATATAAACCAATTATTACACAACCCAAACAAAAGTCAAACTAGTCCGAATGATGGTTGTGCAACGGAGTGGAACAACCCAATCATTCGTTATCCAACATTTTCTGGATTCATCATCTTGTGTCCGTTTCACTCCCACAAGATGAATCAAGAGTAGACTTGAATAGTTAATCCAAAAGGCTTGAGAAATGAAATGGAGTACAGGACCATTTCAAATCAATTCCAAAGAGGAATCGTCGGTACTTGATCTTAGCGACCGCTGCGTAGACTCGTTTTAGGAATTGCCGCTCTTAGGCTACCCGGCTTTTCATCACCGCCCTAATCATCCTCTCCAGGTTTTCGGGTACCTCTTGCGAGGGTTAGGCTAATTGGGGTTCAATGGTTCCCAACCGCTGTAAGCATTTACTACGACGTATCTTCCTCACCATTCGTCTAAGTGGAGCACTACGCCGAAAGATTTCTCTTTCATGTTACCAACCGGCTCTTGAGCGCCCTGTTGGATTTTTGTCTACGTCTGTACCCGATCCAAAGTTAAAATTACCAATGAGCCGGATAATACATTCCTCGACAGAATCATTTAGCGCCCGCTGTTGTTCACGACCGGCACTAAACTTGACCGACCACTACATCTTGTGTATAGCCGTCATGATATACACAAGTTCAATTGTAATAGTTGTGTAATAACTCACTCGGCAGGCTCAAACGGATTCATTGAAATTTTAATTTGTGGCGTTTCCGGGATGTCGATGTCAAATAAAGCATCATCGGCGGGTGTCTTAACTTTCGGACGCTTTGCCGTTGGTGTCCACTTGCCAGCATTCCGGTTTATCCAGTTCTTGTCCGCTCGTGTCGCTTTGTGATTCACTAATCAATGGTCCCACAGTTTTCTAACTTGTCAAGTTGCCCCACCTTGTAGCCGGTGTAGCCGGTATCCGGTCGCTAACAGTAAAGGCCGTCTAAATTCTCTGGTGGCGTTCCCCAACTTCTTTGATTGTGATCTTGATGAACCGGCGATCTTCGACTTAGCATCTTGGGACTTGCCCGGACACATTAGAATGGCTCCACGGCGCTCTAGGAATCTCAAGGCGCAATCGAGAGACATCTACCACAGGAACACCCGGCATTGTACCGACGCTGATAAATGCCTTTGATGATGTCAGTTTGGACCAACACAATTTTGGATGTCGCTTTTTCCGTGTTAAGCGCCGACCAACTCACCCTCTATAAAGTCAATCTCGATTACGTATCTGAACACCCGGATAAAACCATTCCCGTTAGGATTTGGAATGAACACTTCGACCGGCTGCAAGATTACGAAGATGCGGTTCAAGTATGCCGACGTGCCGTGATTGAGAAGCTGGCCGATATGGGATTGCATTCATTGTCGGCGCTCGATTTCCCGGAGATTCAGAGTTCATCATGTGGAAAGCGTATTCCTAAGAAACGGAAGCGAGCGACCACGGCAGAAGGTAGGAAGGCAAAAACAGCTTAGCTACTCATGCATTCCTTTTCCATTCTCAAGCTCTACAGCGTGCCTTCCGTCCAAGAGTGCCACTTACTATTGTCTCGTCTCTCTCCGGGCGCTCACGTGGCTGCAATTGCTATGCAGGGCACTCCATATCATCGAATAGCAGTGAACATGGAAGACGCTGGTTTTGAAATCCGAGATCAAATCATCTGGGTAGCTGAAATACACGTCTCGATTGCCCTGGCTAGAAAACCTCTTGCAGAAAAGACAGTTGCTCAAAATATTCTGAAGTATGGAACGGGCGGCTTGAATGTCGATGCGTGTCGGATTGGAACCACGGATAAGCTTGGTGGTGGTTCACGGAGCGGTCCCACAACTTGTGCTGATGGTTGGGGCCGTCCGTGGAGACATGACATTAACAAACGAGACTTATATGCTACTCACGCCGAAAGCAAGATAGCCCAAGCGGAAACAATGGGCCGATTCCCTGCGAATGTGATTTTGACGAAAGAAGCCGGTGGTCGTGTTGATGAACAAAGCGGACATTCGGCGGGTCATCAACGGGTCGCCAAAAGAAGCGCAAAGAAGACAACACAAGTATACGGCGGGTTCCTGTCGGGTCAACGAAGCGTATTGCAAGGTTACAGCGACTCTGGCGGCGCTTCTCGATTCTTCAAATGGTGTGACAATGAAACGGAACTAATCGAGTACTTGACAACACTTCTTCAGCCGGTCTAAATACAAGCGTTCAACATCGCAAGTCGTCCAACTTGTGATTCTCTCAAGCCGTCCTAGAAAACCTCCAAAGTGCTTCTAGGGCGGCTCTCTTTTTGTCTCTAAATACAGGCGATGCGAGACAATCTAAACCCATTCCTTAAATCGGAAACATCGAATAATCCGTTTGATCCGCTGCCAGTAAGCGAAACATACCGTAAACGTGCAAACCACCAGAGCATCTACTGGAAAGCCAGAGCGCAGACAATCGAGGGCAGAGCGTTACGACTGCTCAACTCGGCAAAGGTAAGGTCGAAAAAGGACTTGTTGGCATATGATCTCACGCCAGAATGGTTGATTGAAAAACTAACGTCGGGTCACTGTGAAGTATCCGGCATCAAGTTTGATCTGTTGCTGAGTCAGACAACATCCAAGAACAAATATGCGCCGTCCCTTGATCGTATAGACCCAAGCAAAGGTTACACAAAAGCAAATACTCGTTGTGTCGTGTGGATGTACAACAGTTGTAAGTCAGAATATTCCGATGGTGAAGTGTTAGAGTTCGCCCGTGCTCTTCTCAAAACTGACTTGTTGCGCCGTACCGACCGGATGCATGAACTTTATCACGAACTTTATCACGAATCACAACAATAAACAAAATGCCGAGTAAGCCACAACACGCTTGTAGTTTCCCTCATTGTGTCGCTCGTGTTGCAGACGGTTATTATTGCCCGGAGCACAAGACAACCAGCGACCAATACCGGGGCAGTTCGGCAGAGCGTGGTTATGACGGAGATTGGAGAAAGTTTCGTCTGTGGTTCATTGAAAGACATCCATTCTGCTTTGATTGTAAGATCGTGGCAACCAAAGATGTCCATCACGTTTTGAAGTTGGTCGAATACCCGGCGCTGCGATTAGTCGAGAGTAACTGTCTGGGCCTCTGTCATGATTGCCACGCAGTACGAACGGGTAGAGGCGAATAACATTCTCTAAATACCATCATGCGAAATCTTTATCTGTTTTGTACACTGGCGATCTTGTGTTTATATGTTCAATTCGCCAATCAAGTTCCAGTATCCGCCCAAGCAAATGTTCCTATAACGATCACTACCAAAGCTGATCTGACAGGCAACAGTGGCACTCAGCAAGTCACGGCAACACCGACCACCTGTCGTGAAATTCAGTTTGTTGCTTTGGCGGCAAACACAGCGGCTATAAGAATGGGTGATGCTTCGACCGCTGTAAGTCAAGGATTACCGATTGCTGCGGGTGGTGTTTGGAACCGGGCTCAAAATCCCAACATCAATTTTGTTCATCGTCTTGACTCATATTATTTCTATGGGGTCACTGGCGACAAACTATCAGTGACGTGTGAGAACTAAAATGTTCAAAGGTATCTGCTTACTCATTTTCTTTTGCTCGATTCTTTCATTCGCACAATACAACCCTCCGGGCGGCGGGAGTGGGAGTGGTGGTGGTCCCACACGGCTTACGTTCCTCAACTGTGCCGCCCCATGTGTGATAGGCGATCAATCGAATTGGAAGCAAACTATCACGTCGTCAATGGCGGTGACAAGTTGCAGGATAGATGCGGCTGTTTATCCGACCGGCGCTAACTTGGTGGTCGATATAAAAAAGAATCCAACGCCAGTGAGTATCGGTGTGTGGACGGGCGGAACAACAATTTTTACTTCGACGACATTAGTGTTGCCCGCTGCCGGGACGAATTCAGTTAGTCAAAGCGGCATAGCGGCTGCGGGAACTTTGGCATCTGGTGATTATCTTGTGTCATTCGTAACGGCGGTAGGCTCGACAATCGCCGGTCAAGGAGTGAATATTGTATGCTCCGCACAATAGTCTTTTTGTTGCTTTGTTCATTCGCTCAAGCGTCAACCTACACAGCAACACAGAGCGGCAATTGGGCAGCAACGTCAACTTGGGGCGGCTCTGGCCCTCCAGGAACGGGCGACCGTGCCATCATCAACTGTGCTTGTACCGTTACGATTCCAGTGTCAACAACCGTCGTAATCGGTGATTCACCAGTTGCAGGCACAGCGGTAGTTAGTGTTGGTCAAGCTACAAACCTTGTATCGCCGAAGCTCGTAAATGCCGGTACTCTCACTCTGCAAGGTGACTTGTCGGTAGGTCCCGGAGCTTGGAACGCTGTAACGACACCCGGTACATATGAAATGCAAGGCGGAAGTATCACCCAGTTTAGTTCACCATCCACGGTTGCTTACAGACTGACATGGCCCGCCGAAAACAATAACCCAAGATTCCCATTGATAAAGAGCACTGCAACATCATGGGCAAGTCCTGCCATCGTTCAGAACATATCAGGAAATGTCGGAAATAACGGCATGATTTCAACCGTTTGTTGTGATTCTTCGTTGAACCTGTCATATACGAAGTTGATAAATTTGGGCACGTCATCTGTACCTGGATTAAAAGTCGGTGGAGATTTGATTTTGAACCATGTCCTTATGGTGGGATCGGGTAATATAACTCATCTCGGCACAGGTGCATATCAGGCTTGTATTGATAATTTGGACGTGAGAAGTCCTACCGCTTCACAACTCATAACCGTCCCTGGTCCACCCGCTGTAACGGGATGTAACCATATCAACAATTCCACGTTTTATTCAAATGCGTCTGGAACTACCGCTGACTTGGAATGGCCGGGTATGACTGTTACTAATACCATTTTTGGTATCGGTTCAACGTGGCCGAATGCGAATAATGTAACTTGGACAAATGTCGTTCTCGCCGATCCATTCGGCACGCCAAATAATAGTCCCGCATCATCAATTCAAACAGGCTTTTTATGGGACGGTGGGGGAGCCTGGATAAGCACTGCTGCGTACAATGCACACACATTAAACGGCGTGTCGGGAACAAACGCTGTCCAAAATATTGTGATTGATGGGAGTGGTTCCACCAATGGCATCGGCGACTTATGGGTCACTCCTGGTGTTCATTACGTGAATCGAGTGATGATGGTAAATGGTGCAGGCAATCTCGAAGATGGCACAGGCACAAACAGTACGTCTTTTGGTTTCATAAATCACAGCACGTCAGAAGATTCAGATGGTGGCGGTGGCGCAAGTACCATTTCTCTTAATGAATTTCAAGCAAATCAAAATCAACTCAAACAAGCAACTAACATTTTAGCGGATCGAAATTTCAATGGTCTTTGTCCAGCTTCCAGTGCTGCACCATATATTCAACAAACTGGACTAACCTACGATTACAATTGGTTCAGCAATCGAAAGGACCCCGATCCAGTCAATGTTGTTTCGGTTCGTCCGTGGAACTCTGCAACGAATCATCAAGGTTCGCTTTGTGATAACTGGATTAGTGGCAGCGGTTCGGGTGGTGCTGATATATCTAAGGCTACTATTTCGGTAACTACGGTTACCGATGCTGCACATTTGATTGTTAGCAGCACGACATCGGTCAGTGTCGGTGATTATCTTTATCACGCTTCCAGTGGCCGTGGTGCGTTTGTTACCGCTGTTCCGTCATCAGGCCATGTGACGATTGGTTTCGATGAAGACGGCGTTTCGGGCATACCGTCTGCAATCGCTGGTCAATCATTAGTTGTGCTACCGAATATTTGGTCTTCTGGTGTCTTTGGCGATTCCGGCAAGGGACAACATGAAGGTTACACCGATCCAAGACTTATCAATCCTAACGTCACAGTAGCGACATGGGATAAAGCGAACGGTGGTCCTGGAACTCTCGCTAACGCACGTCTCGAAGCGTTCAAGATGAATGGTTGGGATGTGGACGGTAATGCTGTCACGTTCAATCCTGCCTATTCAATCGCAAATTGGTTAGCTTATATTCGTCAGGGTTTGATGCCGACTAACTTAGCGATGAAAGGGTTTTCAAGTGATGCGGCATGGGCACCTACGACGGCTTATGTAGTAGGTCAATCAATCCAAGATTCGGCTCTGCATCTACAAATCTGCACACACTTAGGCACAAGTGGTTCGTCGGTATCTTTCAATGATCTCGGCGGGACTACGACAGACGGCACAGTAACGTGGACCGATCAAGGCATTATCAATAATCCCGGCGCTGTGGCGATTCAAATCTACAACTCACCAGGGATTTCGGGCGGAAGCGTGAATTAGTCCGAAGGCCGGAAGTGGTTGAAAGGATGGGAGTTAGGAGGGGTGTGTAAGATCCTTAGAATCAAAGGGTTGCCGTGACCCCAACGCCCTTTTCCACGTGTTCGGACAGAATTTTCAAAGGTAAATATGGCAAATCGAGGACAAAACCGTCAACCGGGCTCAGTACGAGACATCAAGGAAGGCTCACTAGCGGGCAAATTAGACCCGCCACAAGATGTACAAGCACCAAAGTGGCTCTCGGGTCCAGCCAAGAAAGAATTCAAGCTCCTGGTGTCTTATTTGAAAGATGCTAATGTCCCGATCAAACAGTTAGATGCTTATGCAATAGCGATGACTGCCCAATGTGTAACTAGTGTCGCCGATTGGTCCGTTAAAGAACAGGCGGCTACTTCGCTTGACGATCAATTAGCATGTTCGCAGCAGGTCGCACGATTTCAAAGAGACTCGCAACAATGGCTTGCCTCAATTTGCGCTTCACCAAAGTCGAGAGTTCAAATCGGTCTCCGGTCAACAGACAAGAAACAAGGACCGCTGGCAAAGCTCCTAGAGCAGAAGCAACAGAATGGAAGTTGAAACAAATCAAAAAGGAATCTATTTCGATCATAAGTCAGTTGCCCTGGACATTGCGTTTATCGAAAGTTTGACCCTCACCAAATCGACATTGAGCGGTAAACCGGAACCTTTCGTTCTTCTGAAACCTCATCGAAAACTCATCACTAATTTGCTTGGTTGGAAACGGCAAGACGGAACCCGCTTGTATACCCGCTGCTTTTTCTCAGTGGCTCGAAAGAACGCAAAATCGACTAGTTGCGCTGCCCTGGCCCTGGCATTACTCGTGATGGACGACGAGCAAAGCCCGGAAATTTACTTGGCTGCGAAAACAAGAGAACAGGCTTCCATTGTATTTGATGCCGCTGTCCAGTTCATCTATGCACACCCGGAATTAAGATCACTACTCAAAGTAACACCGTATTCAAAAACCATTATCAACCCAATGAACAACGGCGTATTGAAGGCTCTCTCGTCGGAAGGCAAGACGGCGCACGGTAAGAATCCGAGTGCAGTTATCTTTGATGAGTTATGGGCATGGGACACGCCAGAGCAAGAACTATACGACGCTCTGACATCGGGCAGCGCTGCTAGAAGATCGCCGATTTTTTGTTTCATTACAACTGCTGGTGTCAATGAACATACTCTCTGTGGCCGTGAGTACGATTATGCGGTCAAGGTACGAGATGGCGTGATAGTTGATCCTCATTACTTGCCGTTGATTTATGAAGTTCCAAAAGATGCAGATTGGACCGATGAAAAGTTGTGGCATCTTGCGAATCCGTGTCTAGGCTCGATTGTCAAACTCGAATCACTCAGAGAAGACCGGGACAAGGCTCTCAATGTGCCGAGCGAACAGACAGCGTTTAAGCGGCTTCATTGCAATATGTGGGTGAACAGTCGAGATACCTGGATTCCGGTCGGTAAGTTTGATCTGTGTAAGTGGGACGGTAAATCATTCTAATGGATTCAATTTTCCTCACCAAAGATCCAACAGGACAGAAGTTTCTTGAATACCTAAAGCCACACCCTTGTTATGCGGGTTTGGATCTTGCAAGCGTTTCAGACTTGACCGCATTCGTCTTAGCATGGCCGATTAAGGATGTTGTCTACACATTTCCTTGGTTCTTCATACCGGGCGAAGAGTTGCCAGCGAGATGTAGACAGGATTCAGTACCTTACGACCAATGGTTGAAAGCTGGTCACATAGAGGTTACGCAAGGAAATGTGACCGACTGGAGGTATGTTTGTAGGCGCATTAAAGAGCTTTCGACAGTCTTCAAGATTCATGATATAGGCTTCGACAGAGCGGGCGCAAGGGACATTGTATCCGATTTGACTGATGAAGGAATTGTTTGTACCGATGTTTCTCAAGCAATGATGTCGCTCACAGCACCAGCGAAACGACTTCAAGAACTCATTTTATCGACGAAGTTAGTACACACAGGCAACCCCATTCTCCGGTGGAATCTCGATTGTGCTTCGATCTATGGCGACTCTAACGGCAACATCAAAGTATTAAAGCCTGATATCGGCAAGTCATCTAAAAGAATTGACGGAATCATTGCTCTAATTATCGCTATGGAGCGTCTACAGAAAGCACCAACTCAACAGAAGTCAATCTACAGTCAACGTGGCTTGTTGAAGCTTTAGTCATTAGAGTTAGCGGCACTCTAAATACCTACACATGACTATTTCAAAGTATATCGACACACAGGACGTTCTGTTGGTCACTGGTTTTGGCTGTCTCGAAAGTGGTGTCGGAATGATCTACGTACCCGCTGCATTCATTCTGGCCGGTCTACTCTTCTTCATTTTTGCTGCGCTGATAGAAAAGGCGAAGCGGGCGGTTAAGTAATGGGTTTCATCTCACGGTCGTTAGGTATTCAAGCACTGTCAATGGAAGATCCCAGTCAGCCCTTGATGCCCTACGATGCGCTTTATGAATCGTTGGGTCTCGGGCGGTCTGACTCCGGGATTCTGATAAACGAAAAGATGGCAATGCGTTTAGCAACTGCCTACTCGTGCGTGAAGATTGTGTCCGAAGATTTGGGGCGCTTGTCATTGGAAATCTATCAACAGATGCCAGATGCTTCGATGCGCCTAGCAACAGAACATCGCCTTTACGACGTACTTCATACAAGACCCAATCCCAATATGTCGAGTATGACTTGGCGTGGTGCAATGATCGCCAATGTTTTAATCAACGGCAATGCTTATTCATGGATTAAAAGGGACAAGGCATCAAGAGTAATTGCACTCGTACCACTTGACGCAGCAAAGACATCGCCAGTTATGCGAAATGGTGAGTTGATGTATGCGACCACTCAAACAGATACCGGGCACGTTACTTACATTGAGTCGATGAACGTTTTGCATTTCATGGGGCTCTCTATAGATGGCATTACGGGTATCTCGCCGATCTCAAATTGCAAAAATACATTCGGTCTCGGTCTTGCCGCTGAGAAGTACGGTAACCAATTCTTCGGTAATGGCGCTCGTGCAACTGGAGTGTTCAGTCACCCACAACATCTCGATACCGAAGCTTACGAAAACATCAAGAAGAGTCTACGTGAAGTTGCGACCGGCGATAACGCTCTTCGTCCAATCGTGCTCGAAGAAGGAATGTCGTTTACTCCCCTGAGTTTGAAGAACGACGAATGTCAGTTCATGGAAACTTACCGCTGGTCGAAAGAACAGGTAGCTTCATTATACCGTGTGCCGATGCATCTTCTTCAAGATCTCACTCGGAGCACGAATGCAAATATCGAACATCAATCACGAGATTACGCACAGTATTGCTTGTCTCCGATTGCAGTGAAGTTTGAACAGGAGATTAACTTCAAATTACTCGGCGGCGCTTACTTCTGCGAACATAACTTTCGTGAAATGGAGCGAAGCGATTTTGCAAGCCAAACGACCGGGTTACTTGCTCTTCGTAACGGCGGCATCTACTCAGCGAATGACGTACTGAAAGCTCTCAGAGAAAATCCGATTCCCGAAGATCAGGGCGGCGACATCAGAATTGTTCAGGGCGCTTTCATACCGCTGGATTCGTTGTTGCTCGAAGACGGCAAGCCCGCAGTTCCCGAAACCGCTGGTACGAATACCGATGAGAGTCCATCCAATTTTCGCAAGACACAAATTCTCGCATCGTATCGCCCACTGTTCCGAGACGCTGTAGGTCGCTCTATTAATCGGAACAACGACCAGGACTTCATCAAGAAAGCATTTCAACCCGCCGTCGCTTCGATGTGTCAGGCGTTGTTAGCGATGAACTTTGGACAATCCGAATTATCAAAGGACGATCTTATCAGGGTCGCAACTATCGTAAATACTGTTTCGACGGGTTCAGATACATGGAACAAATCCGACGCATCTGAAATTGCAACAAGAGTAACGGCGGTGGTGTTTGACACACTCGCTCAGGAGCTATTACATGAAACACCATAAGCCATATTTCAAAGCATCAATGCAGAACGATGACACACTGGAGATGCTTGTCTACAGTCCGATTGGTGAAACATACGACGGCACGGGTGTAACGGCGCTGGATTTCAAAGACCAGATCGACCGGGCAAAGAGCTTCAATAAGATTGTCGTTCGTATCAACTCTCCGGGCGGCGATGCATTTGAAGGTATCACGATTTACAATCTTCTTCGTGCTCAAAAAGTGCCGATCCAAGTTTGGGTGGATGGAATTGGAGCTTCGGCGGCTTCGATTATTGCGATGGCTGGTGATGAGATTGTCATGTCCAGTGGTAACAGTATGCTTATGATCCATAACGCAATGGGCTTTGGTGCTGGCAATGCGACCGACCTACGGAAGCTGGCCGATGTACTCGACAAGGTTTCGGTTTCAATTGGTCAAACTTACGTCGGAATAACGGGCAAGACAGCAGAAGAGATCACGAACATGATGAATGCTGAAACGTGGATGACAGCGGACGAATGTGTTACCAATGGTTTCGCTACCAGGATCGAACAAGATGATAGGTCAGTTCAGGCTATGGCAATGGCTCGTACTTTCAAGATGACAAACTTCAAATCAATTCCCGACAAACTTAAGAACGAAATGATCGACCCGGAATGTATCTGTCAATGTGAAAACTGCATGGCCGGTGATTGCAAAGACTGTTCGATGGAAAACTGTGTGGACGCAAACTGTACCGATTGCCCGATGCAGAAAGAAGAGACACAAGAACTGACGGACGAATCCAACTTGAGTTTGTACGAAGCTAGACTTTCACTATTGAATCTCCGTTAAACTGGTGTGGAATATTGGCATTCTGAAGAATAGTGAGTGCTTCTTCATCGGTTGAACTTCCTTTTACTCTGTTGTACCAGAACACGACAATCTGAAAATTCTCCGGTGTGTACCCTTGACCAGGAATCTTTTGATCTATCGAAGGCGCATAAGGATTCTGCCGACCGTCACCAAGGGCTGTGAAATCAAATGAATCAGGTATTACTTCCGCTATGCCGTTGAGAGCTACCAAGCGATCATAGACCATCTGTTTTGTAATAGTGAATGGCAGACGGTTCTTTTTTGCTCTTTGCTTGGCACTGTGAAATAGTTGGACACTTCGACCCATCACAGTCGAAGTGTACACAAGTCTTCTGATACGAAGGTTATGTATCAAGCAATGAATCGTTATAAATAATCCTAGATCGTTCTACACAATCTTATGGAGCCGGTCTAAGCTGATGCAGGGTACTCGGGTATCTTTGGACATCGCAACACAAAACACATGTATGCCAAGAATTTAAGAGAACAGTTGCCGAGACTGGCGGATCAGATGAACGCCATCGTCAATAAGGCAAAGACCGAAAACAACCGTGGCTTGTCCAGTGAAGAGCGGGAATCTTTCCACAAGTTGGAAAGTGACTATTCCAATCTTGAGGATTCCATTAAGATTGCTGAGAAGACACAGAACATCGTGGACGAACTCAGCAAGTCAGATGGGAAAATTACAGAACTCCAGACAGAACAGCTTCGTGATGAATTCCGCACGAATCCGAAAGCAAAAGCTGAGTCGGCACGAGACAAGGCGTTTAAAAATTATGTCCGCAAGGGCATTAACGATATTTCCGCCGAAGACCGTAACCTTTTGTCGCTTCATCCTATAACTAATGCCCAGACCGTTACAACCACGGGCGGCGGATATTTGATCCCTTCCGGCTTCGCTGACACCCTCGAAAGTGCCATGAAGTGGTTTGGTGGTATCGAAGGAACTGTCAAGATTATCACGACCGAAACCGGACAGCCGATTCCTTTCCCATCGGAGAACGACACAACTAACAAAGGTCGTATCTTGGGCATCAATACTCAGGCCACGGAAACAGACCTTGTGTTTGGTCAGCCTATCACTTTGAATGCTTACAATGCGTCGAGTGATGCCATTTTAGTGCCTGAAGCTTTGATTCAAGATTCCTATTTCGATCTTGACACGTACATTGCGACGGCGCTTGGTATTCGTCTTGGCAGAAACCTGAACTACTACGCCACGGTGGGAACTGGATCAAGTCAGCCAACCGGAATCGTAGTTGCGGCAACCGCAGCCGGAAATGTTACCACGTTTTCAACTGGCGGAACAACTGCCATCACCTACGCCAACCTTGTAGACATCGAACACAGCGTTGACCCGGCATACAGAAACAACAGCACATGGATGTTCTCTGATGCTGTGTTGAAGACTCTGAAGAAACTGGTTGACGGAAACAATCGTCCGTTATGGCAACCGGGCCTTACTTCTAGCTTCCGTGAAGGGGCTGGAGTGGACACAATTAAGCCTTTGGTCCTCGACCACAGCTACGCAATAAACCAAGATGTCAGCGTGCCAGCGGCAAACGCTTACAGCATTGTGTTCGGTGATCTGAGTAAGTTCATCGTTCGCAAAGTCGGCGGAATCAGAATGTACAGGCTCATGGAAAGATATCGTGACTATGACCAGACGGGCTACCTCGCTTTTATGCGTTACGACAGTAATTTACTGGATGCGGGAACTCTGCCGGTAGCAGTAGCAAGACAGTCAGCAACCTAAACCGTAGCTGAGTGAAAAACAGAAAGGGCTCATTCCTTACCGGGAGTGGGCCTTTTTTATTGGTCCTGACTGTAACCATAAATAACACTATATGACCGTAAAATTCATTTGCAGTATTGCCGGGTCCGATTTCTCGTATCGTCCAGGCGAAGTAGCCATCATCACTGACGCTCTTGCAGAAGCGTGGACCGCATCAGGTGTTTGTGAAATTGTCGCACGCAAGGAAGTAATCGAACCGCCAAAACCAAAGGCATCAAAGAAGGACAAGGATTAAATTCATGGCGTTGATCTGTACAGCAGGGCCACTTATCGAACCAGTCAGCTTGTCTGAACTAAAGGATATGCTGCGGATTGATGCCAGCGATTCAACACAAGACGACGTACTCTATTCGCTCGGCGTGGCGGCTCGTTCGTGGTGTGAAACTATCACGCAACGCAGATTTGTTCAGCAGTCATGGTCGTTGTACATGGATTGGTTTCCTGGCTACATAGACCAAAAATTGGCAGGGCAACGAGTAAGCTCACCTTTCGTATCCGGTTCCAATGCGGTTCTCGTCGGCATCCGTTACGCTTTAGCGCTGCCATATCCGCCAGTTCAAGCCGTCAACAACTTTCAATTTCTTGATGCCAATGGAAATACAACGGTCATGACAAACAACACCGATTATGTTCAAGACTTGCTTTCGCAGCCTGCACGACTTACTCCACCTTTCGGCAAAATGTGGCCGGTCGCTCGTGTCATTCCAAATGCTGTGGAAGTAGATTATCAGGTCGGGTATGCAACGCCGATTCAAGTAACGACCGTATCTGGCAACGCTGTATTAGGTACCGCTGTTTTCACTTCGGTGAATGTCGGTCAGCCTGTTTCAATTCCGGGCGCTGGTACAAATGGCGGCACGTTGAACACAATTATCAAGTCTGTTTCTTCAGGTGTTGGAACAGTTCGTGACAAACCACAGACAACATTGTCAAGTGCAGTAACCGGCTTACTTGTCAATCACGGAATCCCGGCGCATTGGGAGCTTATCCGCTCGGCAATAAAGTTCTTAGTCAACTCTTGGTTTGTACGCAGAATGCCTAGCTTTGACAAAGATCAGCGAGACGTTATTTCCGCTTTGCTTGGACCGGCTACTGACAAGAGGTTCTAATGTACAAAGATAGCTTTTACGCTGATTACCCGACCATAGATCCGGGCAGTTTTCGGCATCAGATCATTTTGCTTTCCCAGACGCTTGGTTCTGATGCAGGCGGGTCCACTTTTACATATCAAGTCGGCGTTCCACCAGTGACGACATGGGCGAAGATTGATTACCTTCGGGGCGATGAGCTTCTAAAATCGGGACAAGATGTTTCGCAAAGTTTCTTGAAAGTGACAGCTTGGTATCGAGCAGAATTTGCAGCCGGTTCCCGGATTCAAGCGCCGAGTGGATCACAGTTTATTATTCAGAATGTCGAGAACGTGAAAGAAATGAATATGTACATGGTCCTGATGTGCTTGGGTATTGGGAGCAACAACTAATGGTCGAAGAAGGACTTTGCAACTTAATAAAGACCGGCATCGCTTCCGCCTATCCAAGTCTGACGGGTGGCTTTCCGTCTCAGTTGCCGCCGAACTTCATTTCTAGCGCTAATCCGTGGTCGTGGACGTGGCGGTCAATCATCAGTGAACCGCTTTATCTGTTAGCAGGGCAAGATTCTCTCACGTCATGGGAAGTGCAGCTTGACTGCCACGGCTTCACTATGAACCACGCACAGGGGCTCGCAAGGGCCATAGATGGAGTTTTACGGGGTTCGTGGGCAGGCGTTTTGACTGATGCAGATTCGACCAGGGTAACCGGCATCTTTCGGTTGCCTTCGTTTGTGGACGGATTCAGCGATGCTAACCGTTCTTATGTTCGGTCGCTGGAATACAAGGTTATCTATTACGATGGGCCGATCAAGCCGGTGATTACGTTGATTTCTCCCAATGAAGGTTCTTCTGATGGAGGGGATCTTATAACAATAACTGGGGCAGGATTTACAGGCGCTACTGCTATTCATTTTGGATCATTTGTGCCGCCTATATTATCTGGCGGTACCGACACACACATTCAATTTACATCGCCTAGTGTGCCGTTCGGAATTTATGAAGTGACGGTTATAGCTCCTGGTGGAACATCAAACATAAGACATTTTGGCGTGGGCATAGACATTAGTGGATTCGGTCCCAATTATTAGGGTCTTAGGCTCCAGAAAGAATCACTAAAATCAATTTGTGTTTGGTCGAGTCCGTTGGTATTCACAGGTAACGGCACACCCACCAGAGTACCAATCACCGCAGTTATTAGATTGCCGTTTAGATCATAATCCCAAAACTTGACAAGTCCCTTCGCCGTGAAAGACGTTGTACCTATACCTTGCCCATTACAGCAGAGCGTGTATGTTTCGCTGACGAACACGTTGTACTGAGTGACACGATTTCCGTAAGGCGTCCCGTTTTGTTCAAGGAGAGAATATGTCTGTATTTGTACCGAACAACCACCACCAACACCCGAATAACCAACACTTGATACATGCTCCGTCAAACCAGGGTAGATTGCACCTGAGACTTGTAATCCCGATCCGGTGAGGATCACATCCAGATTGCGATTCAAGAATTGAAGGTTTATTGAAAATCGCCAATTACTAGGAATGCTGTTAGCAGCTTGCAGCGATTCCTTACCAGAATTACAGGTAATTGTATTTTGACCAAACAGGCTCACTGAGAACAGCACGGCAGCTATAACGGTTTTCATCTTTGATTCCCTCTAGGTCATCATCCTACCTCGTCCACGCCACGAATGTAAATGGTACTAGTTCCACTTAGTTTTCTAATCATGCAACTTCCTTTAGTTTCAGCAATCATGCCGACCAAATCTCGCCCGGAAATGGCAAGGGCGGCTCTCGAATCATGGCGGGCGCAAAGCTGGCCGAACACCGAACTGGTGATTGTTGACGACAGCGAGGACCCTAGTTTTTCGAGTTCACCGGAAGGCGTTGTTTACCATTCCATCGCTGGCGTGTCCATCGGGGCAAAGCGAAACATTGCCTGTGGGTTGGCAACCGGCGCTTACATTGTTCATTTCGACTCGGATGATATTTCCAGTCCTGAAAGAATCGCCGATCAGATTCACACTCTCCAAGATTCACAAAAGCAAGTGACCGGCTACCACTCGATTCTCTTTCATGAATTACGTTCTGTAAGTATTGTGACATCTGACGGGCTTCGAGCGACATCCGGTTACTGGCGCTGGACATCACAAACCGCCGAAGCCTGCGGTACTTCATTTTGTTACCGCAAAGAATGGTGGTCTAAACACAATTTTGCTGACGAACACTTAGGCGAAGATTTCCTTTTCTGGAGAGAAGCTGTCGAACTCGGTGAAGCTATCACAGTGGACGGCGGCAATATGATTTGTGCGACCAATCATCCAGGGAATGCTTCAAAACGAATTGTCGCCGGTGATGATTGGGTCGCATTACCTAGTGATCCTCGCTGCTAAATACCTCTGCTTTATCACGCTTCACTTAGCAACGCAGAGGAAAACACATGTCCTACACAGGTTCATTAGCGCAGTCGGGTTCACTTTCATCGTTAGGAATCAACACAGGTTCGGTCTCCACACCAGCTTATACGATTGTCGGAGAAATCCTAAATCTTACACAGTCCGGTAAGGTCAACAAGACCGTATCGACAACAAACTTGGAGAGCTTGGCCGAAGAATTTCTAGCCGTTCTCAAAAGCCCTGGATCATTCGATTTTTCTATGAACAGAGTACCGGGCGATGCAGGCCAAGCGGCATTAACAACGTCCTTCAATGCGAAGACACGTTTGCTCTATGTGATTACACTTCCAAAGACACCATCACAATCTGTGGTCGGCGATACTTACGGATTCCAGGCATTAGTGGAAGAGCAAGACGACATTTCCGATTTGTCTCCTGAGAAACAGATCATGGCGAAGGTCAAATTGAAAGTAACCGGCGACATCACTTTCACGGTAGGCAGCTAATGAACATCGTTAAAGCTGGAGTTCCCGAATCAGGCAACGACGCCACACTAGCCGCATTTGATGCCGTTTATTCGGTACAGGCGGCATTGGTCAGCGGAGCCATTTCACCGACTCAAGGGTTAGTGGCTCTCACAAAAGCAGGCATAGCAGTAATGACGCTTGCGACTCCCGTAGCTGGCTTACCTTCAGCGGGCGGCAATGATGGTCAAGAGCTTGTCATCATCGACACAACCGGAAACGCACACACTGTAACCACGGCGGCAAGCAAAATAAATGGTAGTTTGCACATCATCACTTTTGCGGGCTCCATCGGCGATCTCGTAATGCTTCGTGCCTATGGCGGTGTTTGGTACACGAATCCTTCCAACTCTGGCGTGGTAATTAGCTAATTCCTCGAAGCTAAATCATCGTATGCCCAAAAAGTCTGTCGCCGGTAGCCATGCGGACCCGACGATTCAATTCTCAACACTCACGATTGATGACCAAAAGTTCTCGCTCTGTTTTAGCTTTAATGCTATTGCTCTGGGCGAACACGCAGCCGGTTGTAACCTTCTCAACGGTCTACTGAATCTCCAATCTGGGATGTCTGCGCTAGAACTGCGTGGCCTTCTTTATGCAGCTATGACGGTCGCAAAACCAGATACCACGATTGAAGACGCTGGAAAGCTGATCCGACTCGACACTATTGGGCCGGTGACGATGGCGTTAGCTGAAGCCTATTCGCTGTCTTTACCAAAAAAAAGCGTGGAGTCGGAAGTAGCAAGCGAAGCACACTAACCAATCTTGAACTGTGGGAAAGATGCTGGTCTGTCGGTCGGGTAGTGTTGGGGCTGACGGACGATGAGTTCTATTCACTCACGCCTTTTCAATTCCACCTACTGTTAGATCAACACGAAGTAAAAACTAAACACCAAGAATTGTTGTTTGGCATTGTGTCTTCGACTGTAGCGAACTACTCAATGGTTCGTGGAAAAGCGCCCGTTAGTGCTAAAGAGTTCATGCCTTCTTCTTGGGGAAAGGACAAGCCAGCGCCCGTAAAGAAACTGACCAAAAAGGATCGCCAGAAGATTGCGGATAATCTGCGGATGACTCTAGCGCCGTTCGTATCCGTATCCAAACCATAAATACATTTCATGCCGACAGAATTCTCAATCAACATCAAAGGTATCGAGGAAGTCACGGCGGCATTAACCAAGATGCCAGACCGACTTGTGAAGAACGCATTTGCAAGAGCATTGGCGGCAAGTGCTGTACCAATCGTGGAAGCTCTGAAACCTAGAACGCCGGTTGATACTGGTCTGTTGCAGTCGTCCATTATGGCTGACATTCAAATCGACACAACTGGCAAGGGTGGAGAGTTGGCTGTTGGTTTCGGCAAACAAGGTTACGTTGCACGAATGATTGAGTACGGACATCGAATCGTAGGACACGAACCAAAAAAGAAAGACACGGGAAAAGTAGTCGCCGGTAAGCCATTCATGCGTGGATCGGCGGCAACATCGGCAGATGCAAGTGTGGACGCATTTGAAGAATCAATAAGAACGTCAGTAGAGAGTGGAATCTAAATGCCAACAAAAGCGGGCCAAATTATTATTGACGTACAAGCCGGGACCAGTAAGTTTGTCGTTGACATGGAGAAGGCGAATGCCAAAATTCGTGAACTTGGCACGTCTAGCGCTGGTGCTGTCGGTGAACTAAAGGCCACAACCGCCACGATGAAGACCCTCGAAGGCGGCTTGACCAACAACAATCGTGCAGCGACAGCATTTCTTGTAAACATCCTGAAACTTGGTCCCGCCATGCAAGTAGCTTTCCCCGTCATCGGCGCTATTGCGTTTGCCGGTGTGATTGGTGAAGTCGGAAAGAAGGTGTACGATTTCTTTAAGCAACTGAGTGAGGCTCCCGCTAAAACCAAAAGTGCTTGGAGTGAACTTACATCATCAATTCAATTATCCAACGCTCAACTTGAACTATCGAACGCACAGTTAGAACAAGAGATTGCAAAGCTCGAAGGCAAACACCAGAACAATCTGGCAATCAATCTTTTAGAGGCCAAGGTTGCTGCCGAACAACTTGGTGAAACATTAGAGAAAGATATTCAGAGCATGTACAAGCTGTTCAAAGAGGAAGACGCTGGCTTGATCGGTCGCATGTTCGGCGGCGCTTCGACTGCGGCTCTTCAAAAAGTTTCACAGCAGGCGGCACGGGATGTTCAAAAAGCCAACTTAGTGCAAGATGAACGTCTTTCTAGTATTGATCCAAAAGACAAGAACGCCAAACGAGACAGACAGCAAATTATCGAGGATACACAGTCTGACTACAATGACGCATTCAAAAAGATCACGGATCAACTTCGTAAAGACTTGTCCGATGCTGAACTAGCTGCTAAACCGGCAGCAGACTTGGGTGGACATTTCGGTGATGTAGGATACCGTATTCCGGGCTCTGTTGATGAAGATGCCGTAAAGCAGGTTGAAAATCTCAAAATACAGTTGATGCAGGTTGATGGATTATACAGAAAGATATCCGATACCAACAAACACATGGGTCTTTCTGAAACGGTAAGGGATAAGAAGACCGACAAAGAGAATGCAAAGCCAGATGACGACCCGGCTGGCGATGCACTCAAGAAGCTCCACGCACAGGTAAAAGCTGTCAACACAGAATTAGCGTCAGTCGGTAAAGGACACGAAGCGCAGTTGATCGCCAAAGCTTTTGCTACAGCCGGTGAAAAGGTAGAGGAACTGAATAATCAAATCGTCAAGCTGAATGAAAAACTACCGAAGGGGAAACAAATAAAGCCTGTTTCTGACGTGCAAAAAGCAGACTTTCAGCAATCAGAAAAGGATCTCGCACAAGGCAAAGACCAAGTTGAATTTGGAAACAGGATCGCTGAAACAATCGCAAAACTGAAGGAAGAAACAGCGGCACAAAATACTTTAAGTGCCACAATCGGCGAGGGCTACGAAGCCGTCAAGAAAGCTGCCATTGAAGTGATGACCATAAAGGAATTTGGTTCTCGCATCAATGAAAATGAGGATGAAACAGAACGGTATCGTGCGGCTCAAGAAGCCAAGTATGACTCCGAACATGCGGCACAAATCAAAACCACTATTGCTGGACTCGAAAGACAAACCGCATTTGAAAAAGAGTTAGCAAACGCCGAAGCATTAGGAGCCGGTGCCGTTCGTAAGGTGACTCTTGAATACGCTATCCAGGAAGCACAGTTACACGCCAATGTGTCGCAATGGGAAGCGATCAGAAAGGCAATGACCGATGCGTCTGATTCAAAGCTTGCGACCGATCTTTCCAAGGAAACGGCACAGCTTAAGTTGAAGACAGAAGCGATGGAACGTCTTGCAAAAGCTGTGGGCATACTTGCGAAGGAAGAATCCGAATTAGAGAACGTCCGTAGAGAAGCTATAGCACAAAACAAGAATCCTGATGAAGCCGTGGACGCAGCGCAAAGACGGATACGAGCAGACGTAAGCAACAAAGCAGGAACATTGGCTAGTCAGTATTCAGACAAGAGTATTGAAATCGCTAGAGAGAAAGTAGCCCTTAATGACAAGCTGGCGAATGGCGAGATAACACAGGAGCAATACGCAGCGGCACGCTTGTCATTGGACAAACAGCAACTTGAAGTCATGATCCAACAAGAGGAAGCGTCTGGAACTATCAAGGGTAGCATTGACGCAACCTTCGACAAGATGAAATTGGATTCCAAGGAAATTGGAAAGGTGCTTGGTGACGAAATGACACACGCACTTGATTCTGTGTCGGGTGAATTCGCCAAGTTTGCCACGGGACAAAAGACCAACTTCAAAAAGATGTTTCAGGGCCTCGGCGAAGAGCTTGTCAAACAATCCACAAAGAAAGCGATAGAACTAGGTTTAGGAAAATTGGGCCTTGGTAGCAAACAAAAACCAATTGATGTTTGGGCGGCACATCCACACCTTGACGGACAAACGCACGTTATTGTGGATAATCCATGTCCTACTCAGGGACAAAACGGTCAACAAATTCCTGGTGGTGGTGCATCTGGTTTCGCTGGTTTGAGTGCATTGATTGGCCTAGGCGGTGTGTTTGGCGCTGGTGGGTCGGCTGGCGGTGAGGGTCTTACCGAAGCTGTCTCTAGTTCAATCTCGTTCATGGCGGCTGGTGGTGATGTTGATCCGGGCAAGGGATATGTGGTCGGCGACGGTGGAGAACCCGAATGGTTTTCACCGAAGACAGCGGGCACGATTACACCAATGAGCAAGATGGGTGGTGGAGATCACTACTATCAGATTGACGCAAGGGGCGCACAACTCGGAACGGAAAATAGAATCGCCCGGTCAATTGAAGCTTCTCACAATGCTGCTGTTTCCAATTCTATTAGAGCTAGTAAAGAGCACACTGCAAGAACGCCTCAGAGGACGAAATAATGCCAACAATCACCATATCGGGGCAAACCTGGACGACTCAGACCATGCCCACCGACCCGATTGCACCAGCGTCTTTTGAGTTCCAACATAATGCGATTGTGGCGAGTTCAACCAATCCATTCAATGCAAAACAACAAATGTTCAACTGGAATGCAGCGTACAAAGAATGTTCTGTTTCCTATGCTTCGATGACGATATCACAAGGTCAAACATGGGCGGTATTTCTGGAGAGTTTAAATGGTCAGTTGGATGTCTTTAGATTTTCGGATGCCCTGATTGCCGTGTACGTAAATGAACTGACGACCGATGGCAGCACACCTAGATACTGGCGGTTGAAAACCAATCAAGTGAAATGGAGTGTCAAAGAAGGCTCTGTTTATGGCGTGAGCTTTGAGCTTCGGGAAGTGGTCTAATGCCACGTGTTCTTTCTGGCGCAATGATAACCGCTTTGTCGGCTCCCGTGCTGAATCCCGCTATCTTTGTCCAAGTCGAGTTTTTGGATCACGTTGACGGGACCACGCACTTAGACGTTTTTGATAATGTTTATGTGTGGACTGGTATTGGTTCTGTTTCTTGGAATAGTCAAACGTGGATCGGTCTCGGCGCATTTCTTGGATTGACCACACCCGAAGATTCCAGCGTTGTTGAGGCAAAGGGCATCACCCTAACGTTTTCCGGCATTGATCCGACTGTACTGCCGGATGCCCTTAATAAAGTTGTCCTAGGGGCTCCCGTGACAATCTACCTTGCGCTATATGACGGCTCACACACGCTGATTGCCGATCCTGTTATCGCTTGGGCAGGAAGATTGGATCAACCGACCTTCGATGTCGATCCACAAGAAGTGAGCCTTAGTATCAATTGTGAATCTCGTTTGCTCGACATGAACGTCGCTGTTGACAGGCGGTTGACGAACGAAGATCAACAAATGAATTGGCCCGGTGATCTCGGTTTTCAATTCGTTGATGGACTTCAGCAACAAACAATCTTTTGGGGTCAATTTCCTACAGGCTCGAACCTTTAATACACCCACATAAGCAACGCCATTCAATCACCTAAATACAGGTGATGTCTTTTCTCTCCGGTCTTGTATCAACAATCGTAGGTGGTTTAGAAATAGCCGCTGGTGTCCTTATTGAAGTAGGCACACTAGGCGGCGGTACAGCTTTAGCCGTGATGCTGATTGCCTCTGGTGCCGGTATGGTAATCAGCGGTATCGGTTCGATGATTGCCGGTAACGGACCCACCACAGGTTACGTTTCAGCCACACGAAATTCCATTGCTCCATGGAAAATTCAGTATGGCGAAGGTCGGGTAGGTGGCACTGTAGTTTACATGAACGAGTGGGGCCTAGACAACCAAATGCTCGATATGGTTGTCGTCCTCGCTGCCCATCCGTGCCAAAGTGTCGATGCTGTGTTTTTCGATCAACAAAGATTACACATTGATCCAACCGCCATTCCGACAAGCGCTAAAGCGGGTCATAGCATCCCAACACCCGCCACAGGTTCAGGAACAAGCTTCAACCCACCAGCCACACACACGAACATTGTAGAGATTTCTCGTTCCGTTCATGGTGTAGTGACTGTTCATTTGCTTGCAGACATTCCGTACCTCGAAGCAGGCGATCAAGCAGTCATAGTGAATGTACCGAAAACTTCTGGGCTTAATATTGGCGACGAAACCTTGAATGGAACATTTCAAGTGTCGCAAATTATCAGTAGAATCTCGGGATCTTTAACATTCACTTATTTAAATGGTGGTGTACCGATCACTATCAACAGTTCCACCTATTCGGGTTTTCCATTTGCCGGTTCCAGCCATGCCGCCGAAGGTCAAAGCAAGTGGCCGACCTATGGACGATCAGTTTATATCGAGCCAATGTTAGGCAATCAATCTTTAGGTGACACTTTTGTAGGGATGACGGCAGGAACCCCATACGACGGCACAGGCGTTCTAGTTACTCCTGAGAGTCCGCATAACGCCCGTCCTAGCGATCTCGAAGTACAAAACCCATGGACGGCTTATTGCTCGCTACAAGGCAAGACCGCTGTGTTCATTCGGATTCGTTATCTTCCGCCTGATGGAGTAAAAACAACTTTCTATCCGTCTGGGATGCCGCAAATTTCATTTCATGTAACGGGCAAGAATAACATTTGGGACCCGAGAACAAGCACCTACGGATACACAACTAATTCCGCTTTGTGCATTGCCGACTATCTTTCCAACGGTTCTTTGACGGCTGACGCAAACAAAGCATACGGTTTCAAAGCGGCATACGGAACAGAAATTCCGACCGCTCCATTGATTGCTGCCGCCAACATTTGCGACGTTCCAATCACTTTGGCGAAAGGTGGAACAGAGCCACAATTTGCGTGTAACGGTTCATTTGAATTAAACATGAGACGTGGTGAGATTTTACAGAACCTTCTAACGTCTTGTGGTGGAAGAATCACTTACTACGAAGGGCAATTCATCATCTGGCCTGCTTCCTGGATCACACCGATAACGCCCGTCATCGACCTTCAAGCTATCGCTGCTGGTAATCCAAGATGGAAACCTACTGTCTCGATCAAGGATTTGTACAACGGCTGCAAGGGCACTTACATTGCACCTGATAACCACTGGCAGTCAACAGACTTTCCAAGGTACGCTCAAGACACAGACCACGGTTATAGCGGACCATCCATTTACAACGGTGATATCAACATGGCGCTCGACAATGGCGAACGTCGCTGGCTTGATATCCAATTGCCTTTCACCATCAGTTATGCCACGGCTCAAAGACTCGCAAAGATAGAGTTGCTACGCAGAAGGCATAGAGGAACCGGCACGTTCATTTGTAATATGTTTGCGTACCAGTTCACACCGATGGATATCATTGAAGTGAATAACTCGATCTTTGGATGGTCAGCAAAACAGTTAGAAATATCCGCCGTCCGCTTGAGAACTGATAAGCAATCAACTGACAGCGGACAAGAAGCTATCGTTTTGAAAACGGAATTGGACGTACAGGAAATTGATTCCTCAATCTATGACTGGACACCTTCACAAGAGGAACTAACGCCACAGGGTTACATTCAATCCCTTCTGCCAACCAACACAGTACAAGAAACGATTTGTTATCCGTGGTCGCCGGGTTATGTTAGTCCATTGGCTGGTGACGCTATTGTTCCGTACTTACCCGCTAATTTTGGTATTCAGCCGGTCTACGGAACCGACGCTTCTCTAAGTGGAACGGCGGCGCTTAAAATTATCGGCACGCCACCTATCAACGCTTTGGATACGGAAATCTTCGGTCCTCGCATCACTTGCACAGCGAATACGACAGGCGGCTCTTTGATAGCTGGCAGTTATGTTGTAGGTTTGTCGGCATGGGATTCAGGAGCGACAGACCACGCCAATACACAATTTCTTGATTACGGAATCGCCACAACCACAGGAACGACCGGGTCAATAACTGTCAACATAGAATGGTCATCAGGCAACGACGGCGGTGATTTGTATGTCGGTTTTTGGCCCGCTGGTTGGCCTTCATCGAGTGATTTTGTGTTCCATCATAACGGCACAATTTCATCAGGCTCAAGTTCGGTTACCATTACAAATTTTGACCAAACAACGCCCGGTGGACCTGACCCAATCTTCGACCATTACGCAGTTACCTGGAGTAGAGAATATCATAGCGGCTGCTTTGCTGAACAGATTCAAGCCGTCACCACAACCACGATAACCATTGCTGACGCTCCGGGCGGTTCCACGGCTGCAAATCTTTGGGCCGGTTATACATTGAGTCTTCTGGCAAAAGAGGATTCAACAGTCGAAGTGCCGGTACTGAATATGCCGGTTCTTTCCAATACCGCAAGCTCGGGCAGTCCGTCAGAGTTTACGTTAACAATCGGTCCAAATGCCTTGTCTGTACAATTACCAGATTTAACCACTTTGCTTGCTGTGGGCGATCTAGTCACAATGCGAACAAAACCGACCTTTACGGCTACAAGTTTTTCTGATGTAAACATTGCGAATGGTTTTGCTCCATCGGGCGCTACAGGAATTGAAGCTGGTCACGTCGCCTATGTTTTGACTGGCCCGGATAAAGGTGACAGTCAAACTATTTCATCGGTCGGTTTAGATGGATCTTTGCACTCGACTATTTTCAATCTGGCGGGCTCATGGGTTATCACGCCAAACACTGGAGACATTGTAGTCATTTGCGATTCTGCGAAAGCTCCCGAAGTGTTGAGCGGTCCCATTTCTGTAATCAATGCCGGGGCGCTCGTCGGTTCTCCCGTTACAACTTCGGTTGCTGCAACTCCGAACATAACCAATCTCGCAAATTCTGTCTGGCTGTTCCTAGTCCGCACTTGTGATGTCAATGGAAACTTTGGTGATGATTGGATGGCTCCGGTTAGAGAAGTTTATATGTTCGGTGCGATGGGAAGCGGCTTGCTAAACCCCGGATATTTTGATCTTACACCCGCTGCCAATATCACGATTGATCTTGCTAACGGACTAAATCAAAGACTTGTTCTATCATCGACGGCGGTTACGTTCTTGGCTCCAATATTCACAGGCTCGACAATTATGAATGGACAGAGCTTTACTTTGTATCTCGACCAGGATGTCACGGGCGCACGAGCAACACCGACGTTCACAGGCGGGGCTGATGGGTTTGCCAGCGATACGGGAAGTGATCCAGTCGCACCAGACGCAAGCACAAGAACATCAATCATCTTTACCTTCCATCCCGGAGATATTTGGATTGCCGATAGTTTCAGGACGGGTCTAGCCACATCATGAGAAAACTACTATTGCTTTTGCTGTTCGTTACTTCTTCATATTCACAGGTTGTCAATCACACGGTTAGAATCATACCCGATAGTACGAGAGCCAATGTCGGTCAGCTTCAGTTTCTCGACAAACAGTCCACGCCTCACAAAATCATTCTGAAAGCTCCGGGAACGGTTGCCGCTGATGTGACGTGGCAGCTACCAGGAGCAGACGTAGCGGGGCCTTTATGTAGTGATGGCGCTGGCGTGTTGACCTTTGCTTCCGGCTGCACTATCGGTTCAATCGCTGCCCCTTTAACGCTGACCAATACAGTTTTGAATCTGCCGACGCTGAAGCTGGTCGATGCTGCCGGAACAACCACAAGTTATGCTTTGTTAGCGACGGACAATACAGGCAGTCCCTTCTTCAAAATTTACGGCGGCACAGATTCAGGCGCTCCGGGCACAGTCGTAACACATGATATTGTTCCCTTCGACGATGCAACCTGGAAGCTCGGTAATACAACACACCGATGGATCAACATCTACACGGATGGAATTGATATTGTAGGAAATGGTGTCGTTGAATCGGGCGGCACTTTTGGTTTCCATAGCGGTTCGATTGTAGGATTCAATTCAGGCTCAACGTTCAATCTCGGTACCGACATTCTTTTCAATTCTGATAATACGAATAACATAGGTACATCAGGATCGAAGCCAGCGACAATCTATACTCACAATTTGAATGTGTCAGGAACTTGCACAGGTTGTTATCCTTCAGACATTGTGAGGTACGGGGTTGGCGGAACGTTTACGACAATCCAACAATTCAGTTCTAACATTTGGATGAACGCTAACATGTTGTTTGTTGGCACTGACGGCGCATTTAATATCGGCAGCGCATCCAACAGCCCTGGAGAAATCTACACTCATGCTTTGGACATTCGGGGAAACGGTTTTGTTGAATCTGGCGGAACATTTGCTTTCCTGAGCGGTTCCATCGTCGGGTTCAACTCGGGCAGCACGTTCAATCTAGGAACGGATATTCTTTTTAATTCCGACAACACGAATAACATTGGTTCCGTAAGCTCTAGTCCAGCCAAAATCTGGACACATAATTTGAATGTGTCAGGAACTTGCACCGGATGTACCACCATCCCCGCCGACATGATGACAACCGATACGGCTCAAACTGTGACGGATTTAAAAACGATTCAAGCAAGCGTGAGTCATCCGGGTCTTATCATTCAAGGGGCAGCATCGGGCACGGAAAACTTACTGCAACTCGAAAACAGCACTGGAACGGTGGTTGGAAACATTGATTCAAACTTTCAAGCAAACTTTCTGTCTATTTTCTCGAACACGTATGTAGATTCAACGGACGGCTACAAGGTCGGTGGAACTGTCATTGTTGATTCTACCCGTGCTGCCACTTTTATTGACGTTACGGTTTTGGCGGCGACTCTCAGCGGCAATAAGTTCTGGCTCATTGACGCAGCCGGAACCACCACAGGCGACGGCATTGCACTGTGGACTAATGGCAATGTTCCGTACTTTGAAGTGAAGGGCGGCACAGATGCAACCCAACCGGGCAAGATTGTGAGCACGGGCGGAATGAAGATTCAGAACGGCGGCAACCAAGTTAACATTGGCGTGGATTATATCAACGCACTTTACAATGGAACGGCGGGCGCAACAATGTTTGCTTTAGCACAATCGGGTAACAACGCTTTGTTGAGACTTTCCAACGGCTCGGGTTCGGGCGGTCTCGATGGCAATGGCGCACAGATTTTCATGCAGGCAAGCAACGGCTCTATCCAGTTGCTTCATTCAGCCGTTTCAGGTCCAACGCTTGTGATGAACAACAACGACGCAACGAGCGGCAACACCGGAATCACATTCAATAAAAGCGGCACGTCTTGGTATACCATCGGCACAGACGGACCAGGAAATGGAACGCATGAATTGTTGATCTATGATTATGCGTTCGGCAAAACCCGTATTGATATTGACGTTTCTGGAAATCTGACCCTCCAGGGTAGAGCCGGGGTATACTCAGGCAACACTTTCAGTGGACAACTGCAAGCAACACAGAATTCTTTAACCACGACGATTGGAGCATCAGCCACAGGCACAGCATTTCAAATTCAAGCAAGTAGTTTTACTGGCAACCAAGTCAATGCGGGAGTAGATTTCGTCAACTCTCTCAAAAACGGAACATCAGGCTTGACGATGTGGGCGTTAGGTCAATCGGGCAATGCAGGATTGCTTCGGTTGTCGAATGGTTCAGGCAGCGGCGGATTTGACGGAAACGGAGCACAACTTTATTGTTACGGTCTGACGGGAGTATGTGACGGAGTTTCATTTGCCGCAATACAAAGCAGCGTCCAGACGAATATAGGAACCTCCAGTGCCTCGACGGGTTTGAATATTCAAGCCAGTTCCTTAACTGGTGACAAGTTAAGTGCGGGGCCGGGGTTTGTAAATGTCCTACACAATGGAACCGCTGGAGCCACGACCTTTGCCTTATTCTCGATCAGCGGTGTAGGTGGCATGAGAATATCGAACGGCACTGGATCGGGCGGGTTAGACGGCAACGGCGCTTACGTGTACGCCGATGGCTCACAACTTCACGTCAGCACGCTAAATATGACGGGCGGCAATATATTTGCTCCAAGTGGGGCCGGTGTCTTAACTGGTGTTGTCAGCGTCAGGAATGCAGCCAATACCGCAAGCTGTTCTCTTACATTTTCAGGTGGTCTCTTGACAGGTTCAACATGTTAACTTTGACAAAAACTCTCGCACTCTTTCTATTACTGATGTCTTCTCTTTGGGCAGGACCAACATTGACTGTAAACGGCTCTTATGTGGTAACCATGTCGGGATCGGCTGCACCTACGGGCTTACAGTTCACTCTACAGTTATCAGGCACGGCATCGGTACAAAGTGTTTCGGTTGTTCCCGGCACGGTGTTAGCGACCGCCACCAAAAACTTGATTTGCGGTAACTACTTAAACGCAGCAATGAAGTGTGTCATTATCAGTCAGAGCGGAACCAATGCCACGATTGCCGATGGTGTAGTCGCCACGTTTACGATTATCACGGGGTCCGGCAGTTTGATTCTTACGATACCCTCGCAGTCAGACGAAAGCATGACCGGCTCAACTGTGACATTACCAAGTATAAGCTCTTCTATGGGAGCGCCTAATCTGTGTGACGTAAGCCGAGACGGAACTGTCGATACAACCGATCTCGACATTATTACCAGATGGGTTCTCGGCACTGACGTTGTACCCGCAGGCGCTACTTGCGATATCAACGCCGATTCCGTATGTGATATTTTGGACGCTATCATTGTAGGTCGCTATATTGCTGTCGGCGGAACTTGCCCGTAAAGTTTAGAGCTAATTACTACTATGAACAATACTCTTAAACTTTTCGCTTCAACACTGTTACTCTTGTCGTCAGCAATGGCCGAAGATGCAAAACCTCTTAGCTCGGATGTCAAACTGAAAATAAGGGAATCCGAACTATCGGCTATCAAGGCGCATGATGAACTAAACGGATTCATGCAGAACGTTCAGGCGCAAGTAACAAAAATGCCTGAGTATCAAAAGCTTTCGGATCAAGCACAGAAGACGGTAGAGGTTTACACGGCGGCGATGAAGGATGCCGAGACCAAATGTTCTTGCAAGCTGGACCCGGTAACATTGACAGCGACAAAGCCCGAAACGAAAGCTGAACCAAAGAAGTAAGGACGGTTGGGAAAAATGGCATCAGCATTGAAAGAACAACAAGAATTTGATTTTAGGGCGACAGTGCTTGCCAAATTGATAATTCTGGAAAATAACGGTGTTGCGGTTGTGGCTCATCTCGAAAAACTGAATGGTAAAGTAGCAGATCACGAAAAGTTCATTGTTCAATATGAAACGGCTGCACGTGTTCGGTTGGAAGCTGACAACGCAATGACGAAAGTAAAAGCGTTAGCCGATCTTGCCGCCGACAAATTAGTAGCCGACGCAAAAGAAGCCAAACACGAAGCCATTACTGCCGCCGAGAAGGTGAAGTCAGAAGCCCAATCCGCTAGACAGAGACTTGTTCAGTATGGAATGCCGGTCGTGTACTTCATACTGCTTGCCGCTGCTACTGCCGTCTTGTCGAATGCTCAATTGTTTCTGAAGCTGATTGCACACCAGTAGCCCGTTTGTATTTTGGTGGGCCGTTCATGTACAATCATCGAATGGAAAATTCATCAATCGAACTGCAAAAGAAATTCGGGTTGCCAACGACCAAACAGAACGCCTACGCCGAATATCTCGCAAAAGGCGAAGCTCTAAAGTCTTCCGCCGACGAAGAGAAGTCCGCAAACCTCGCTTCAATCACAGAAGTTCAGTCTGCATTGATGGCGGAAGCCGGAACCGCCAAACGTGGAAGACGGGGCGGTGTGACCGGGAAGCGGGCCAAATATTCTATCAGCAACGAATCCAAAATTTCAGCTTCAGGAAAGCGGGCGTACACTCGTGCGAAGAATGCAGGTGCGACCGACGCAGCCGCTAAGAAAGCGAAGTCTGAAGCGGAAGTTGCCTTGGCTCACAAGCTCGGTGTGAGTGTGAAGTGAAACTTTTCATCAGGAAACAGCATATATGGAAGTATGACAACAAACTTGAAGTTCTTCCAAAAGAGATGGGCTGAACTGAAGAAGGCGAAGGCCGGGGCGGTGAAGTAATGGAGCAGAATGACAGAATGGAAATACTATGCCCGAAGTGCCAGCAGAGGTTGTTTTACTCACGGCATGATTTACGCAGGAAGAGGCAACTAGTTTATAACTGTTCCGAATGCGGCCACAAGGAAACCGTAGCTATAGATGAAGGATCGGCGCTGCTTTCAGGACTATTGTTAATCACTGTAGGAGGGCAGCGATTCGATTCCGAAAACATCACGGAAGCCATTGCTGAACATTCGGCGAAGACGCTGAAGTTGAAATTCAGGGACGGGGATCGAATCGACGTGCATACGGATCGCTTGGACGATGACGTTGATACACTCAATTCGTGTGGAGTGAGGGTCACGCTTGGTGTTCAAGCGCCCGCTGAAGACGGGGTTTAA